TGAGTACCTAAAAGGTAAAAACAGAGGCAAGTTTATCTTTATCGATAGCCGTGATTACATGAAGCTTACTGCGCAGCAGCCCATAAAGCTTATTACACTTTTCCCACATAAATCTTTCATCATCATTTGTTGGGAACAGGCCGGAAAACCTGCAGGAAAGTTTGCTAAGGATATTGAATACATGGTTGATATCGTAGTGCACGTGCATGATTTCAAAGCCAAGTGCAGATCGCGCTTTGGTGGTGGTAAAGACTTTATCATCTGGAATAAGAAACCAAAAGTAGGAGATCAACTTCAGCTTAAAGTAGCATGAACGATTACAAGATGTATAAATACCATTTTCCTGAAACGGAAAAGGCAGTGGCTTACTTGCTATTTAAAGATCAGCTATTACGCCAACTATTTGTAGAACCGAAGGATAACAACTACGAGGTATTGAAGAAAATAAACCTTGAGTTACCCTTTAATGAAGAAGCTCTGCGCGCTTGGAAAGGTATAGTAGAGCTGAAGCCACGTACCGTGCAGGACAAGATAGTTGCATTCTGCATGGCCTTTAGAAACTACAGAAAGACAGCCTATACGCCAAAGAAAAACGAGCGCGCTAACATTGCCGATGTATCTGTAAGCAAAGAGATGCTCGATGCTTACTTTACTTCGAGTGATTTTCCACTTACATACGCTAAATCGATCAGCGATTATGTAAGGCACTACAACTACCTGCGCGATATCACCGCCAACGGTAAGCCAAGCAAGAGCAAGTATCCGGATGTTTATGACAGAGAGTTTGAGCGCAAGCTTGACGGCCCTGCGCTTAGTGCCTACTGGCAACACCTCCATGCTTTGGGCTGGAAGAAAATAGACGGACAATGGAAGAGTCCGGAATCATTACACTAAACCAAATTTTATGGGAAACTTTTTTAATTGGATAAGAAGAAGATTTCAAAACCCTGGCAAGTACCAGGTTGAAGTACACGTGCTCAGTGATTACCACGATAAAGCAATAGCCAAGTTTTACGTAACCACAGATGCCAAGAGCAAAGCACAAGCAAAGCGAAATGTGGAGAAAGACTTGAGGCTAAGTGTTGGCAAGATGATTTTTATGAAACATAAAATCAACGGCCATGCTTGAAAACATGATGTACCTATCATCACAGGCTCTTGTAAGCATAATGCTTATCTGCATTGTGTTCGGCATGACAACAGCCACTATTGTATCGATAAAGCTTTTGAAACCAAGGAAACCACGCTTGGTAAAAGCAGATCAGGAGATTTACAGACTAAGTGAATTTCTTATTAAACACTACCCTGAAGCAATAAGAGAAGCTTCGGTAGTAGATGTAACCATTGAGTTATTACGCGAACAGAAAACTAAAAAACAACACGCTTACACATGAAAGTAACAATAACAAACACATCGAAGATCGTAACCCTTAACGGTGTGCCGGCAAGATGCTGGGAAGGTGAAACCGAAAGCGGAATATCAGTAATCATGTTTGTAACCAGGATAATGGTTGACAACAGAAAGGCAAATTTAAGTAGAGCCAAAGAACAATTCGAAAAAGAGCTACAGGAAGTTGCTCCACCATCGGCAGAGATGCAAGCTATACCACTTAAAATGCTTATTTAAAACTTTACTAAACACATATCAAAATGCAAACACTAAAAATTCAAATTCCAGAAGGCTTTCAAATCGATAATGTCGATGTGAACTCAGGCGAAATCAAATTTAAACCTGTGCCAAAAGATGTGAGAGAAAGATTTAAAACCGTGAAAGATGTACTTGCTCATCACTTGCTAACAGAAGAAGAGTTCGATGAAAAATGCGAAGATCTAACACCAGATGAAAAAGCATATCGCTTTTTAAAAATGCTTGTACAGTGCCTCAATGAAGGATGGCAACCAGATTGGAATAACGACAATCAACCAAAGTATTACGCTTGGTTCTACATGGGCGGTTCCTCCGGTTTTCGGTGTCACGACTACGTTTGTTGGTACTCGTTTTCGACTGTCGGCTCGCGCCTTTGCTATAAAAGCAGCGTACTGGCAGAGTATGCAGGCACGCAATTTTTAAATCAGTACAAACAATTTATGACTATCTAATTATGAAAAACTTACAAGAAAACTTAAAAACCTTCGAAGATGCCTGCAAAGTATTAGGCATTGAGCCTTCTGTTGTTCCAACTTTTGAGCTCTATCCAGACCAAGACAGAAAAGCCATGCAAGCGCATGCAAAACTTGTGTTGATAGCACGCGCTGCTAATCAGCTTGCTAACGATAACAAACCGTGGCAACCAGATTGGAACGATTACGATCAATACAAATACTACCCATGGTTTGATATGGGCGGTTCCTCCGGTTTTCGGTCTTACGACTGCGCTGCTTGGCGCTCGAATTCGGGTGTCGGCTCGCGCCTTTGCTTTATTAATTATGATACTGCAGAGTATGTGGGCAATCAATTTATTGAATTGTATAAAGAGTATTTCTTGATGTAAAAAAATAGGCTGTGTTTTGGTTGGGCGGTTCCTCCGGTTTTCAGTATAACGACTACGATAATTGGAACTCGAATTCGAATGTCAGCTCGCACCTATGCTAACAAACATACCGAAACAGGCCTTGCCACTTGGCAAAAAATAACTTAACAAAACATGAGGCGTTGGTAAACCTTATTGGAAGAAGGCGACTCATTAAAAGCAAAGGATGAAAAGAATAAATAACATCTTCGATAAAATTGCAAGCATAGAAAATCTACAACTTGCAGATTTAAAAGCCCAAAAAGGCAAATCAAATCAATACGGAGTTAAACTACACCTTCGTAATCAAGAGCAGAACATTATTGCTCTTCATAACACACTTCTAAATGGGAATTACAAAACATCTAGATACGATGTTTTTACTATATATGAACCTAAAGAAAGATTGGTTTATAGACTTCCTTACTATCCAGACAGAATCACGCATCATGCAGTAATGAATGTACTCGAACCAATCTTTGTAAACACCTTTACAAAAGACACTTACTCGTGCATAAAAGGCCGAGGCATACACAAACTATTTTACACACTCAAACAAGATTTAGTAAATGAGAATCAAACACGCTATTGTTTAAAGTTTGACATCAAGAAGTTTTATCCAAGTATTGATCACGACATACTAAAATCATTGATTAGAAAAAAGATAAAGGACCATCGTCTTTTAAAACTACTCGATGAAATAATAGACAGTGCGCCAGGCTTACCCATTGGCAACTACCTTAGCCAGTATCTGGCAAACTTTTACCTCAGCTATTTCGACCATTGGATAAAAGAACAAAAAGCGGTAAAGTACTACTACAGATATGCCGATGACATTGTTATTCTTCATTCAGATAAACAGGTATTACATAACTTACTGTCTGACATCAAGCAATACCTAAAATCTTTGAAGTTAGAAGTAAAAGATAATCACCAGGTATTTCCTGTTGCTGCTAGAGGCATAGATTACGTTGGATATAAATTCTTTCATTCTCATATACTAATCAGAAAGTCAATTAAGAAATCATTTGCACGTAAGATGGCATCTAATCCGAACCATGCCTCACAAGCTAGTTACTTAGGTTGGTTGAAACACTGCGATGCGAAACACTTTACGAAAACAATTTTAAAAGATGAAAAACTTTAGTGAATTCAACATCAAGCCAAAAGTGAATCAGTTTGTAGGCGAAAAGATTCAGGTACAAAAACTATTCAATTTATCTATTCAAGTATTAGACTATAAAGTTGAACCTTCCAAACATAAAAAAGGCACTGAGTTACTAACCCTACAAATCATAAAAGGAAATGAAAAGAGAATTGTTTTTACTGGTTCTACTGTACTTATAGATCAGATTAAGAGAGTGCCACAAGATGGATTTCCTTTTACAACAATCATCAGAGGAGATAATGATTATTATGAGTTTACTTAAATCCGTATATTTGTAATGCAATTATTAAGTCAATCAGGAATTACCACCCTGAGCCCAAAACAAAAGCCCGGCTAACCTGGCTTTTTTTTATGATCTGTATTTTTCAAGGTCGAAACCCGAATCACTTCCAAAACTATAACCACAATGCTTGCATACTCTGGCTTCTGGCTTTACATACTCCGCACAGTTAGGGCATTGCTTTGTGTTGCCAGTCCTTTTTAGCTTTCCTATTTCATTATCGGGTAGAAAGAAAACTATCAGTAAACCAATAGGACCAAGAAGTAATCCAATAATCATTCCAAGGCAAGAATTATTGCCTTTATTCCGCGCAATTAATGCAGCAACAAAACCAATAGCAATCCAGATGATGAAGTATACCATAGCAACAACGTTTAGATAAAGGTATAAAAAATAAGGGACTGAAAAATCAGCCCCTTTCATTTTACTCTGGTAAGTTAGCCTTTCGCAGTAACGTGAACCTACAACGATATTGGATTGTCTCTACGTGCAACATCCTGTTTGTATGGTCTGTTTCCATGGACAAAAGCTCTAATCCGGAAAAGCAATTTGTGCTGTAATACTCGAGCAAATCATTCACCAGGTACTTGTATTCCAAAAGCTTTGTAAACAACTCTTGTGTTCCAAGATCTTCAGCTGCATCTACGGTTTTGTCTTGTACTACTTTTACCGTAATTGGCACCGTGCCTCTTCTGGAGCGAGAACCCATTGCCTCATACGTTATCTCACCAAAGCGAATAAGTATAGCAGGCCTGTTGAATGGAAGTTCATTTGCTTCCTCTTCTGGCTGCTCTTGGTTTCTGTCCCAATCAAAGTAAGCAGGAGGCTCGTGATGAGCATCGATAAAGTAATTGCTGTTGTTTTTTAAGCGAGCAATAACATCGGTATAGATTTGCTTTTCCGGAAATTCCATAAACTTAAACGTTTAAGAAAAACTCCTTTACTTCTAAAGGACCCGATAAACTGTACATGCCGTTCACTTCATTGATGATAGCATCTTCGGCATCTTGTTTTGTCGAGTAACGAGTTGCTGCAGTCGCATCAGCAATTATTTCCTGATTGGCTGCATACCAGTATCCATTTAAGGGATGACTGTAGATTAAATACTTCTTTTCCATAAGAGAAATTAAGTGGTTGTAAATTGATCAGCCTCTAAATCAAACCGAAAGGACTGATCACTACCCTCCGGAGTCAGTATGCAGTCGGCCATAGTTTGTTTAGCCTTTTCTGCAGTACAGTTCTTTAATTCCATTACAGCTTTTTCTTGATGGATAGCTGCATGATGAGTTTCATTTATGCTTACAAATTCCATACTTATAAGTTTACTTGTAAATTAGAACCTGCTCCACCGCTGCCACCAACAGTACCAACAGCTGCATTGCCATTGCTACCTGCACTACCAGTTGCTTCTGTTGTAGCTTCATTCTCGATATCAAACAGCGTTACTCTGCCTCCAAAGCCACCGTTGCCACCGTTGCCACCTACTCCGGTACCAAATCCATTACCACCATTACCACCAGTGCCACCTTGCGAGCTTATTGCATTTACAATAGTGTTACCCAACAAAAAGTTGTAAGCAATGAATACCCATCCACCGCCACCACCGCCACCACCACCACCGCCACCGCGGTTGCCAGCAGTTTGAGAAAATCCATTGCCACCATTACCACCGGTCACTTGCACAATATTTGCGTTAGTATTGCTTCCGCGGTTGATGTATTTGGCCATGATTACGATTATACCACCACCATTACCTCCGGAGCCACCACCACCAGCAGCAGTACCATCGCCACCACCACCGCTTCCACCAACACCGGGACCACCACCAAGCAAAAGTGTTATACCTCTGATAAAATCTTCTGTGAGCCTACGCATTAAGAAAGTGTTGGTAGGCGCTGAGCTTGTTCTTTGCGCACCACCCGCACCACCAGAGCCAAGGCCACCGGCACCACCAGAGCCGGATTGTCCGCCCAAGACTACACCAGCATTAGGAGCAGCTGCAGTTGCTTGTGTTCCGGCACCAGTACCACCACCGCCACCGGCACCACCTTGCTGGCCACGACCAAGTGAGCCTGTTGCATCTGCTGCTGGTGCAGATGCGCCAGTGTTAGAGGTTGCGTTGGTGCCATTTCCTGCAATGTTATCGATAGCTCCTGAAGGTGCATTTGATAAATCGAGAATGTTTTCTACAAAAACTTTGAAACCCGCAGTTCGAAGTTTACCTGTACCAGAAATTGTTAGGTTTCTGTAATACATATCGCGCACCAATGTTGTTGTTCCAGAAGAGATTGTAACATCACCATCGCTGCCGGTGCCAAAAATTCCATCGCTTTTTGGGTAGCCAATAACATCCCATCGGTTTTGCACGGTGCCATATACAGCAATAACCATTTTGCCTGGAGGTAGCTCAACATCGCCAGGAGTAGAAAATCTGTTAGCTGCAGCTGAGCCAGCGTTTTCATCTTTTAACGTAATAAGAAAACTACCTACGTTTTTAATAATCATTACCCTACCTTCTGCTCCACCAGCAAGCCCGGTAATCTCAATATTTGCAGAAGAAGATAGTTTTAACTGAGCAGCATCAGCCAAGTTAGCAGGGTTGTAATCATTTACATTGGCACTCAAAGTTGAAGGGGCTAATGCGCCTTTTAACTCTAATGCCTTGGCAATACTGTGTACTTCGTAAGTTGCACCACTGGCACTAATTACCACATCACCTTTATCGCCATCGCTTGCTTTGTTATTCCAACTGTCTTTCTCTGCCTGGCTAACATGCTTTCTGTTTGCCGTTTCGGCTACGGCATCAAGGTTTAACACCTGCCATGTTTTATTACCGGCCCAATACTGCGAAGCAGTACCGGCAGTAATAGTTGGTTCTTTGCCTGCAAGAGCATTAGCAATTGTTGTGGCAAAGTTAGGATCATTGCCTAAGGCATTGCTTAACTCATTTAATGTGTCAAGAAGTGCAGGCGAACCATTTACTAAATTAATGATAGCATTATCCACATACGACTGTAACGCATAGCTTGCAGCAACAACACCTCCTAATCGTTCGGAATCATTTACAGTACCGTTGCCATTAGGATCGTAAACTGAAGCATCCATCTTACCGGCAATGGCAGCTGCTAATCCGGTAACATCACCAATAGCATGAGAGTGCACACTGTTAGCATAATTGCCTGAAGGCTGTTTACCATCAAGTGCAGCTTGCAAGCCTTGCACATCTGCAATAGTTACAGTGCCTAAATCAAACTCCAAAGTTTTTGTGCCAACATTAAATTGTATAGCTAATCGGCCAGAGCCAGCTTTTACATTTCTGAATTGAAGCACGGCACCGATTTTACCATCGTAAATGCCCAGCCCTTCTGTGCCGGCATTGTTGCCTGTGTTAACCTCACCACTTCCACCAGCATTTTGAGAAAGCAATACGTTCTTTACAACTACCTTGTAGCTCTGCAGAACATTTGGTTTTACTATGACCTTCATTGGGTGATGTCTTCAAGTATTGGGAAATCTCCTTTAAAGAATGTTTGTACTCCTTGCCCGGCAAGACTGATTTCTATATCGTACTTGTACTTTTTAGGCAAGGGCCATCCACCAGGTATATTCATATCAACCTCGGTTCTTGGTGCAAGCCTTAGTTGATTCTGGACGGGCTGCTCACCATCAGTTTCAATGATAACTGTATTTGCAGCTGTAGAGAAACTGATTACTGCAGTTGCTCCAGGCTTTTCGCGCACATCCATTTTTATTGTTGCACCTGCCAGATTAATAGGAGCTCCGTTAGCATCATACAACGCAAAGGCAACACCCAGAAATTGATTACGCCTGGTTATTGGCTCGAAGTTGTAAAGGATTGGTATCTTTTCCTGATTCATAAAAGGGATTTAAAACGGTTAAGTAATACACGCGTAATTCTTGCCTTTAACCTTGGACCAGGAGCAAGAAAAGTACGCTGTGGTAAATTCATTTTACGTGAATGCGTTTTAACACTATAGCTACCTGATGCTACTCTGCGTGTTCTTGTTCTTTCTCTTTTTGATCGAACAGAAAAAACACCTGTACCTTCACTAACACGAGTGCTCTTTGTTCGTGTGTGTCCAGATATAGTTACAGTTTTGTTCACTCCGGTGTTATGCGCTTCCATGTAATCGTTAGCTGTAATCTCAATAACAGCTGCAGTAGCACGCAGGATGCGTATAGAACGCCTGCCATCACCTCTATCGATTAAAAGTTTTCTGCCTTTGTTTCTTTTGGCTTTTGGACTACGAACTTTAAAAGGTCTGCCGAAGGCATCTTGTGATGCCCGTATGTTATCAAGGGCAAAGTTTACACACTCATTACCAACCAATATCGGCATGTCATTTTTTAGCTTACGAAGGCCCGATATAAACTTTGTGTAGTGCATTACTTTAACCCAAAGTTGTTTGCTGCAGCACCCGCATCTTCTTCACGCGCATTGTAGTAGGGATGGTTCTTAGGGAAGATAGTCCTGGCCTTACCTGTGTTGGTTGAAAACTCAGGTTTAAGCTGTGGCAATTCATCCATGCGCAAAATGCTTTGCTCACCTTCTGCTAATTGCTTAACTGTGCAACGACAGTTCCAGTCATTAGGTGGATAGTGAGTATCCCAGAATGGATGATCCATTGGTAGAATGATTTTATCCAACTTCTTGTGCGACTGTCGCACACGCGAATCACCAGCAGTTACATATTGTAGTAAAGGCAATGTTTCTTTGTTCTTTACTATGTCCTGCCATTTCTTGGCCATACGTGCAGAGCCTATAGCATGGTTATACTCAGTTTGCAACCAGTCTATGTTGTATTGGCTGTTAAGCTTCAATACCTCATCTCGAAAAGCAGAGAACGTTCTTAACGCTCCAGTTTCATCAACAAGCGCATCAGTTGCAGCACGCAGAAACTGATACTCTTTAAACTGTGAGAACACCTTTACATCATCTAGTAGAGCATTTCTAAACTCAGCATCGGCATTGCCAATGCTTTTAAATACAGCAACATTGAACTCTTTTAAGTATAGCTCGCGAAGTCTGCCATCTACCTGACCAGGCTCAATCTTTTTCTGAAACAAATCTTGTATGAGTTGTTCGATAAGATTGTTAAGCTCACTTGTATAACTTAATTGTAGTGATACAGGAGTATGACGATGTTTGCACTGCGCATTGTAAAGTTGTGCTACAAGCTTGGTAACATTCTTGCGAGATAAATCGGTATCAGGATCATCATCTGAAGGATCAGTATCCGGATTTGCCGGATCGCTGCTAGACGGAGGTGCTGGAGGACTTGCTTGTTTAACAACAACTGGCCTTGAAACCGGTAGTGGTACACCAAACTCATTATAGAAATCTTCTTCAGCAATAGGTAAACCTCTATCTACCATGTCAAGCCACATCTTAAGCTTGTTTTCCATTGATACTTCTTCGGTAAGGTTAAATGCTCCTTTAACATCTTTTAAAGGATATCCGTGCTGAAGTAGAATATTCTTTTTAAAACTATAATTGACAAGCAGTTCAATAAATAGTCTATCTTCCATAGCTATCTCAGCTTCTACTTGCATGTGGACTTTACCAAGTGCATTAGAACCTTTACCATCGTTGGTTGTGGTCAAAGTTTGTCCAAGAACACCGATAGAGATTTCGTCATTTAACAATCGATGAAAGTCTGTGAAAGCTTGCGTTCCTGATTGCTTACTCTCCAGGTAGTTAACAGCAGTTCCCTTTGGGACAATAATGTAAGCTGCCGAACCTTGTGTTTGAGCAGATTTTTCAACCTCTACTCTTGAACCTGGATCGTGGGGATCGTATTCATACCATCTCAGTGGCATGCCAAACATCTCATTAAATCGAGCAAAGTCTGAGAGGTTAGCTCTTTTCAATAGCACGTAAGGAGCAATACGCGCATACATACCAAGATAAGTAGGCTTACCAATTTCAAGTATGTATTTATTGTAAGGAGCTTCAGTGTACGGAAAGCCTGTTGCTTCATCACCCCACATGTATTTTGTGATTACCTTTTTATGAGGTTTCACATTCTGCAGCGGTATCATAACAGATTCTTCAATAAGGCCAGAACCGCCTAGTTTGAATTCATTTACTGTGTAACCCCAGAATAGAGATTCACCACAAGTTTCAAGAAAATCGTAAAACCATGGAGCGGACAGGTTATCCTTTATCAGATCGTTTTCAAGACCCTGCCATACAAAAGGTACATTCTTTAATGCTCTAATCCGTTTGCCTTTCACCGAAGCCAAGTGAAGATCTATGTCGATATCCAGATAGGTATCGAGCAGATAACGCCTGTTGGGGTTTAATACACGCTCTGCGCTCTTTAAATTAGTAAACCAGGTCTGTACATCCTGCCTGCCACGCTCTAGTTGGCCTACAACGATGTTGTTTATAACGATACCCGGTTCGTTGCCTTGATTCTGCGGATTTATGTCCGGCTTAATTCTTTGCGTTTTAGCCATCTTTCTTAATTAGTGGGGTGTTTGTACGTTTTTATAAAAATCTTTCGTTTAAACCATGTCTAAACCACTTCATTTGCCATGCTTTAGTAGTAAGGGTTACGCGCAGGCCTTGAACCATACTGTAACACTAACTTTTCTCCGGTTTCAGTACCTGTTGGTAGTGGCAGATCGGGCAGAAACTTTCCGGCAGCAACACCTTCTAGCCATTTTATAGCATCATCGTAGCGGTTTTGGCGAAGCTCCGGCACCTGGCCTGGCTGAATACGGCTGTAAAGGTGATACAAGCACATATCTACCAGCACCATAACCACCTGCGAATTGCGCTGCGCTTCCTGCTTGTTAAAAATCTGAGGCACATCGTATCGCACGGCCAGGTACGATGTCATTTGAGAGATGCTCTGCATCTCAACAACATCTAGCAGATTAAAGTCACCCTCAACAATGTTGTTAAGGATAGTGTCCTTTATCTGTGTTTTAAAATCTTCTCTTAATAGGTATACCATATTAATACATGTTTTTACTTCGAACTCTTTGGCCTGCCTTTGCTGGCACACCTGTTTGAATTTTTTCTTTTGCCTTGAACAAAGCACCTTCAAAAGCATCAGGACCATCTTTCTTTATGCCATTGCTGCCGGGCTCGAAAAGAAGGAACTGCTCTTTTAGCCTTATCATGTGGTGGTTGCTTGCTTCCAGCTCATTGAAATACACGCTACCTCTTTCAAAGTGGCCACTGGTTGCCTCTATCCTGGCATCTTTGTCTGGCTTCTTTCTGGTATCTCCTTTTATAGGAATAGGAAAACCTTTCTCTTTTGCAGCTTCGTTGAAGTCGTCATAAAGCAGATCCTGCAGAAATACTTCTTCCATATACATTTCGGCAGCTACTTGATGCCTTTTTAGATATGCATCAAGCTCGTAATGCCACATTACCATTTCATGTACGGTAGCTTTATTACACCACACTTTTATTACATGGATTTCACCGCCCTTTAATCCGAGCAACACTAATGCCTTATGATCGGCATTCTTTTTTGATTTGAACGATGGATCGAGATAGGATAAAATAACAGAGTAGCCTTTCAGGTTTGGCATCGGCTTATCTTGCAACCAGTCTTTATTAAAGACCTTCCCTTCAGTAACAGGATTGTTTTGATACTCACGCTGCGCCAGGCGTGTGCCCATCTTATTCATCATGTAGAGGCACTGCTCTAATGTATACCAGTCTGAGCATGTTGGCTGGCCTTGCTCATTTAAAAGGTTTATTTGTTCGTGATCATCGGCTATTTGTGACAATCTTTCAATAAGACAATCCGGAGCAATCTTGTTACCAAGTGCTATAAATAGATTTGCACCATTTACTGAAAAGCATCCAAACAGTGCACCCATTACCCACTCGTAGGTGTTATCCAGGCGCGACTTGTTTCTTACCTCTTCATCATCATCGCAGTCATCGCAGATGATGCAGTCCGGGCGCGACTCTTCTTCTTTAGCACCACGTGGAGATTGACCTTTACCAATTGCGCGAATAGAAGCACCACTACGCGTCACAAACTTTTCATCGGTCCATGCACCTAAGTTTTTCTGATCGCCATAGTCGTTGATCAAACGCTGATTAGCTTCAAACTGCAACCTTATAACACGGATCATCTCAATGGCTGCATCCTGGTTCTTAGATACCCACAACAGGTTTCTTTTTTTACCAGTTGCAATAAGCATGGTAACTAGCATCTGCGTAGTAGTTGTTTTACTACCACCACGAAAAACCATACGGCTTACAAAGTTCTTACCTGGAGTAAGCAAGGCTTTGGCATATCTTTTTTGCCAAGGAGCAAAAGGTTTAGCACAGTAATGTGGGAAGTAGTATGCCAACCACTTGCGCCAGTCTTTTTCAAGTTCAGTAATACGCGCACTTTTCTGAGCTGAGGTTTCAGCAGAGTTAACAGGTGTTTCTTTTGCAAGATCCCTGCAAAACTTTTCCCAGTTTACCAGCTCTTGTTTGTGTATTCTCATTTAACCTTTGCGAGCTCGCGCGCTTTTAATTGTATAAACTCTTTGATAACAGGAATGAAACCTTTAGTGGCATTGGCATCTACACGCATGCCGAAAGACATAATCTCTTCTGATGAAGTGATGTAATCAGATAGTGTAAGGTCCTTTTCTAAGGATTTGATTGCTTTTGTGATTTTAACAATCTGATCAGTCTCTTTGCTTGTAGGATAGGCTGCATCAGTTCTTAGCTTAATAGCTTCATTAAGCTTTTGCAGTTGCATAAGATAACCAACAATCAGTTGCTTGCGCGTAATCTGGTTGGCAGCGCGTTGCACTTTCCACTCATCTTTTTTAGACCACGAGTAAACTGTTTTAACATTCACTCCAATACGCTCTGCAATTTGTTCGCAGGTCATGTTTGTCTCCATGAATAGCGCGTGTGCTTCTTGCTCTTTATCTTTTTTATGATTTGCCATACAGTTGAGCAAAAGTCATTGAAAGAGGGGGGTTGAAAAAACAGAGCTTTTGTGTTTTAGAAACAATGTTTTGGTGGTGTATTCAATTCATATCAAATCAATAAGTGCCATTTTTTAGAGCCACATAAGCAACATTGATTTGTGCTTTCAAACAAAAAATCGCACATGCCAACATTTGTTGCATCAGATGACTCAGTAAACAGTTATGGCTTTCGGGTTTTAACAGAAGGCATTGATACTTCTGACTTTGAGAAGAACCCTGTCATGCTCTATGACCACTTGCGCTTGGGTTCACAAGCAAATGGTAATCCAATGTTACCGATTGGTAAATGGACCAAGCTAAGAAAGCAAGGCAATGCCATGCTTGTTGATCCTGAATTCGATGATGGTGATTCTTTCGCCATGGATGTTAAAAGAAAAGTTGAGAAAGGTATTTTAAGTGCTACTTCAATTGGCTTTGACATTATTGAGATCAGCGAAGATCCTGCCTACATGTTACCAGGACAGGTGCTACCAACCATTACCAAAAGCAAGCTGAAAGAAATCTCCATTGCAGACATTCCTGTAAATGCCAACGCAGTAAAGCTTGGCTACAAAGGCAACTATGTAACGCTATCTGAAGGTAAGGGCGATGTAAGTCAAATTTTTTCAAACTATAAACCAAAAGAACCAATGAAAGAAATCATTGCGAAGCTATCTGCTTCAGGTTTTGTTGCCTTGGCTGCATCGGCCAGCGAAACAGAAGTATTAGCTGCCGTAGAATCGGTACTAGCCAAACACCGTGAGCAAGCACAAACACTTGCTACGTTGAGAACTGAGTTGTCTACTAAAGACAACAAGATCAATGATCTAAACACACAGCTTGCCAATGCAGAGGCAAAAGCTATCACTGATCGCGCTGTAATTCTTGTTGACAGTGCACTGGCAGCGCAGAAAATTACTGCAGCGCAAAAGGACCAGTTTCTGAAACTGGCCAAAGCAGATTATGAAGCAACAAAAGTTGTTTTAGATTCTATGACAGGTTACACACCTGTATCTACTCAGTTATCAGTAACTGAAGAAGTGGATGAAACTGCAAAGCTTATTGAAGAGTACGATAAGCTTCACAAAGCAGGTAAGCTTGCTCAAATCAAAGTGAGCAACCCTGAGCATTTTAAGAAAATGCACAAGGCTAAGTACAACGTTGAACCCAAATAACCCCGAGTAAACATGGACGGTATAAGATTCCCATTTAGCCCATACACACTTATAAGTGTAGTTGATAGTGCTACTCCATTGGTAGATATAGTTGATACCAAAACGGAGTTAAACATGCCCGTTATACAGAACATGACACTGAGCCTACGTGCATCAAAAGACTTGCTACCCGGTAGTGAAGTTGTTGTGAACATCGATAACGGTGCAACAGCACGTAACGTATCGTTTGGATCAGCAGGCAACACCATTAAGGCTCCTAACCTTACAGGTGTGATTAACAACACTAGCCGAATCAAGCTTACCTGGACAGGCGCAAGATTCGTAGCTGATAACGCTTGGATCAGTATCCCTTAAGAAGTATCAACCTTAAACCATTTTTTAAACGTGAAAACCAAATTTTTAAATCTTCTTTTCAACGTGCTAGTATCGCTCCTTATCGGAGCGGTATCTGCCGTTGTATATGGTGTTGATGCAATAGTTGCATCAGTATGCACCTTTATCGTTCTTTCCGGACTTCGATTGATTGTAGCCTTATCTAACCAGGTAAGCACAAGCGTTGCCCTTCACATGGCTGTGCAAAAAGAAGTGTGGGAAAACTTCATTGCCGAAAACCTGTATAAAACCTACGAATGGATTAAGCGAGCTAAAGACAGATCAGCTTTCGTTTTAAACAACGCTGTTGTACACATTCCGCAGGCAGGAGCAAGACCCAAAACATCTAAAAACCGCGAGAACTTTCCTATACCGGTTGTAAGACGTAATGATGATGACATTACTTATCCCATTGATGAGTTATCAACTGAGTCTACACACATTCCGGATGCGGATAAAGTTGAGTTGTCTTACGACAAGATATCAAGCGTGTACATGGATCACGTGAACCAGTTATCTGAAGATTCTGCGAAAGACATCTTAGACAGATGGTATCCATCACTTGCACGTGTTATAAGACGCACTACAGGTACAACTGTAGCATCGCACTTATCTGGTTCTACAGGCAACAGAAAAAGATTACTTGCTGTTGATATCGCCACCGGTAAAACAATCCTTAACCTTGACACACGAAGAGAAAGCGGTAATCGCTCGATCATCTTAAGCGAGGAGTTATACAATCAGTTAAAGGCTGATCCTACTGTGATCAATAAAGACACTATGGATAGTGTAGGTGCAGTATGGAAAAACGGTGACCTTGTTGCTCTTCATGGTTTTGATATCATCAGGACCAACGTAACAGGTCGTTACGACAACTCCGGTACTCCTGTGAAAAGAGATTACACCTTAGCAGGTGTGGCAACAGATAATGACGTTGCCTTGCTTATCGACTGGCAGTATGTGCACTACGCTTTAGGAACTCCTAAGTTCTTTGAAGGTAAAGACGATGTGCATTTCCAAGGTGATATATACAACGCATTGATTCGCTTTGGCGGACGCTTGGAGCGCAAGAACCAGGAAGGTGTTGTAGCTATTGTTCAGGAACCTTAACAGTACCAGAGCATGGCTATCACAGTATATGATCCATGTGCAGAGCCTATCGGAGCTTTTGTTCCGGAGGCTGACTGCCTAGAGGAAGGCTCCCGAATTGTCGGGGGCTACCTTGTAAAAAAAGGTTTCGACCTTGAAACGCTGATCGACAACACTACCATTAGTGCTGCCATAGTTGCTAAGAACATTATTCCGGTTGTGGGCCTTGCAGGAAACTGGCCAGCTGCAACTTCTAATAAGAAGCCTGGCATGGGCTTTCAGCGCGAAAAGCATTCATCGAACACCTTTGCCGTTCCTATCAAGCACTACGGTGTAGACGCGAATCTTGCGTTTTGGAACAAAGTAAACAACAGCAAAGATTACTCAATGTTGTTTGTTTTCGAAGACTTAAGTATCTGGGGTGCCCTTGACAGAAGCAAGGAAGTTATACCGATGGACATTGTCATGTCGCCAGTGTCAACTGAGGAACTTGGAGGCACAAGACATTTCGAAGGTACAGCTAACTGGACCGCTAAAGATCTTCCTTATGTACTCGGAGCTCCTGTTGTAACAGGTTTTACCAAAGCAGCACTCAGAGCTCAATTCTCATGAACTACGAATTAGTTATTTCGGTGATAAGCCTGGTATTCCTGTTATTCGGAGGGCTACTAGGCATCATCGGATATTTCTTACGTGAGATGCACAAAGATTTCAAAGGGCTAAGAAACGATGTGGTTAAGATCATGAATGACCTCGTGCGTAACGAGGAGAAAGGCAAGACTGGTTTCAATCATCTCTCAGTTCAATTAAAATCTCTAGAGGATCGCATCGATAAGATCGAACGGAAATTACCACTATGAAATACAACAAAAAACAACTAGCAGAACTCGCCCAGGGCGTGTTTGCTACCTCGCACCTGGACAAGGTGTATGCCCTTGAAAACGGCACCTTCTACAATGAAGAGCAGAAGGCAAGACTTGATGAAAAAACTCAATCAGAATTGATTGAATTCAAAAAGGATCAGCAAGAAGAAGATGAAGCTCCGGCTGAGTTGACCGATGAGCAAAAGGCTGAACTGGAAGCAAAAGCCTTAGCTGAAGCTGAAGCGAAGAAAGACTCCAAAAAATCTAAAGCAAAAAAAGATGAAAACAGTTAGAGCGAAATTTAGATGTACATCGGTACAAGACTTTGGATGGAATAAGACCGCTAATTTTTCTGCAGTAGCAGCTAACCAAGGTGAAAATGCGGATTTTGCAAAAGCTACACCTTCAGGACAGTTAAGCATCAACATTGATGGTGATGTTCCTGCAAGTCAATTCTTTGAACCAAAGAAAGAATACTATTTGACTTTCGAAGCAGCAGAATAAAGTTCAATCAATTACAAGTAAAGGCTTCTCACCGAAGCCTTTCTTTTAACACTACTACAACATGGCTAAACTCATTCAACTGCTCATCATTCATTGCACAGCAACACCTGAGGGCAGACCTGTAACACCACAAGAAATTCGTGATTGGCACACGTGGCCAAAACTACAGCCAAACGGCAAACTACGATACATGGGCAAGGATTACTCTTCGGATGATACCTTGCCCGCAGCCGTTCGTAACAAACGTGGCAGAGGTTGGAGGCAAGTAGGCTACTCTGACCTTATCCTTTTGAGTGGCAACATCGCCAACCTTGTAAAGTATAACGATGACAACATCGTAGACCCTTGGGAAATAACCAATGGTGTTGCCGGTATCAATGGTGAAGCCAGGCACATTGTATACGCTGGAGGTACAGATTCTAAAGGAAAACCAAAAGACACTCGCACGGCAGCACAAGCTCAAACTTTACTTCAGTACTGCAAGAACATGATCAAGCTTTATCAACACATTAAAATCGGTGGTCACAATCAGTTTGATAAAAAAGATTGCCCAAGCTTCGATGTGCCAGCTTGGTTAAGAAAAGTAGGAATACCTGAACAAAACATTTATGCTAATTAAAGACTTTTTCCACTGGAAGAACATAAAGAAATCGCCACTTACAACTGTACTTGGTGTTATTCTTATAGGTGTGGCCACCTATGCCACCATTAAACAAAAAGACATTGGAGCTGAAGAAATAACGCTCTACACGTTAGGCCTCGGACTTATAGGTGCCAAAGACCCAAAGAACGAAAATACAGCAAGTATATTTTTAGCTGCAGTATGCATAAGTGTGTTATTAAGCTCTTGCGTTACACTTAATCGATGCAAAGACAAGTTTGGCACACAGAGCACACCGATAACGCTACGCGATACAGTAACGCTACGCGATACAGTATACATCGAGCCGGATTCTCTACAAGGATCGGTAAGCATTGATTCGCTGCTTTATGGTAAAATAGATAGCCTAGTTCATATCAACATCAACAGCGAGCTTTCTTTAAAACTTTGGATAGACAAGTATAACAGGATTTTAAACTACCGGGTTGATAAAAAGCCCAAACAAATTATAATAGAAAAAGAAGTACCTGTAGAGGTGCAAGGACAATGCCCAGATGTAGTGGTGGCTGACCCATATCAAGCATTGAACTGGCGTGAGAGATTGTGGAAGCAATTTCAATTTTTTTCCGCATGGCTCGTGCTTGGTTCTGGGTTTATCATTTTGGTTTATGTATCACTTAAACGCGTTTTAAAATGATACGCAAAACCTTTGTAAAGCTTGTTACCTGGTTATACACTTTAACTTATGAGCCATTGCAGCTTGATAAGATAAACAGCAAGCTCATTCGCCCGGTTGAGGGCCTTGTACTTGATGGTGTACAGTACTATGAGTTTGTTTCTCTTTCAGACATGCCACAAGAAAGATTTATACACTATCTGCATTTACGCCAGGAGATGAGTCTTTCGATGGATAGAGAGCTTGCCAATAAGTACCTGGAGGAAATGAAAGCTTGTCTTAACAACGAGCCTGTAGACAAAGCAAGACTTGGTGCATTACTCTATACCATGCAAGACACCATTAACAATTGTACGCCCATCGAAACGCTCTACAACTTAGCAGCTATGTTGTACTTCGATAAGAACGAGGACCTTAAGTGTTTCGATCAGGATTACAACTCGGTAAAGATTGCCAAGTTCAAAAAAATTAAAGATCAAGGTTTTTTTTTCGACAGGCTATTGCGGAAAGGTTTCAAAACCACTGGAGAGCAATCACCAGACGACATGCTAAAATATTTGAAACAAAGCGCGGTCAAGCTAAAGGCTTATCGCCAGATGCTTTTCGAAAAAACAGACACGACAACTTAATAAGTTTTGAAAATACTGTAATGAGAATGTGCCTGGTTACAGGAGATAAAGCAAGTGATGTAAAAAGTAAAACCAATGAAGCTTACTACATCTGGCTTGAAGGCGCAGACAAACTACAACGACAGCAAAAAAGCAAATGAGTGGCATAGATTTTCCTTTACGCATACCACTTGACGGGAAAAATCTCGACAAACTTATTGGCTTGTTACAGAAAGCAGGTAAGGAAGCTAACCTTACTGAAAAGGAAATTGCTGACATTGAAAAACAACTAAAGAAGGTCGGCCAGGAAGGACCTAACCAGATCAACAAGGTTAACCAGAGCATGGATAACTTTGTAAGTAGTGGTGTAAAAAAGCTAGGAGGAGCTGTAGTAGCTGCGTTTGCCATCGACAGGGTAATAGCTTTTGGCAAGGCTGTCATTGACATTACTGCAGAATTTCAAAAAGCTGAAGCAGTATTAACCAACACACTAGGTTCAAAGAGTGCTGCACAACAGACATTACGTGCAATTGAAAGTTTTGCCAGTAAAACTCCATTCAGTGTTCAGCAACTCACCAACTCTTTTGTAAAGCTCGCTAACCAAGGATTTGTTCCAACCAACAATGAACTTACAAAACTTGGTGACTTAGCAGCCTCTACAGGAAAAGACTTTGATCAGTTAACAGAAGCCATTATTGATGCACAAACTTTAGAATTTGAACGTTTAAAGGAGTTTGGTATCAGAGCACGTAAGGAAGGTGATAACGTAACATTTACATTTAAAGGCTTACAAACAACCGTAAAAGGAACTGCTGAGGAAATAAGAAACTACATATTAAGTCTTGGTGATGCAAGCGGAGTTTCGGGAAGTATGGCAGCAATATCCAAAACTCTTGGAGGGAGAATATCAAACCTAGGGGATTCTTGGGACACATTTTTAAGGACACTTGGTGATGGTAATAAAGGAGCCTTAAGTGGCACTGTAACTTTACTTGATGAAGCTTTAAAGATTGCAACTGATTTAGTTAAAACAACCGAACAAAGAAATTCTGAAACACAAACAAGAATTGCAAACTCAGTTTTTGAAGAATTCAAAGCAAAGAAAAGCCTTGGTGAACAGGAAGCTTATCTGAATTTACTTTACAAAAGAAAAGTTGAAGCTCAAATTGAAAATGTAAAAGCAGAAAAAGACTGGGGTAATGCAAGTTATAAAAGGTATCAACAGAATCAACGGGATGTAAAAATTATAGGCGAAGCTCTTTTATTAATTGCAGATTACAAAAAAGGAATTGAAGCAGCAGCGCAAGCAAAAAAAGATGCTGAAGAAGCTGACAAACTAGCCAAAGAGACTGATGCCTTAAAAAGGAAAAGGCAAGAATTTGAAAAAGCTAATAAAGAATGGGATGGTGTAGTAGATAGAGAAATTGAGGAAGCCAGAATCGCAGAAGAATTAGCAAAAAAACAAGAACGACTTAATAAACTTTTAGAAGAAAGAAATACTGAGTTACGGATTCAGCAGTCGATAGAAGAAAGTCTTCGTGATGCTCAACGAGAGTTTGCAGAGGAAGATGAAAAGCAGATGAAAGAATCTAATGATTCTCTGACAAAAGACCGTGAAAAAAAGTTAAAAGAGGATAAAGATTTTCTTGATGGTATGCTCCAGAACAGATTGGAGTTTAACGACTATGTTAGAGATGCTGCGCAAGGTTTAGCTAACGAGTTGTTTGAATTAGACCAGGCACGTTTTGAAGCTGAAATGCAATCGCTAGAGATGGCCCGTAACCGTGAAATAGAACTTGCCGGTGATAACGCTGAAGCAAAAAAGCGTATCAACAGAAAGTACGATGAAGAGCAGCGAAAGTTAAAACAGAAGCAAGCACAAAGTGATAAAGACCAAGCCTTGTTTAATATCTTGGTAAACACTGCGCAAGGTGTGATGGCTGCATTAGCTTCAGTTCCTCCCAATGTTCCACTATCTGTAGCTATTGGCTTTACAGGAGCTGCACAAGCTGCAATTGTTTCATCAAGACCATTACCAAAATTTGCTAAAGGTGTATACGACTTACAAGGTCCAGGTACACCAACATCAGATAGCATCATGGCCATGCTTTCACCGCACGAATCCGTTGTGCCGGCAAAGCAATCTCAAAAGTTTGGTTGGTTATTAAAGCCGTTGATAGAGGAAGACCTAACTCTTATGGAGTTGAAGAATCTAGTAGATAAAAACATTCCGGTAAATCTTAGAGGTGATTTGTTCCAGAGTAAAACCATTAGTGACTCCAGTGAATTGATTTCAGAGATGCGTTTAACACGCAAAGCAATCGAAGGTAAGAAGGAAATGCACATTGACATTAATGAAAATGGTTTCAGAGCATGGTCCAGAAAAAATAATCAATGGTCTCAGTATGTAAGTAATCGCTATAAATTCTAATGCTCTTTCGTTACTACCTATATAGCCCTGATTTAAAAACTAAGCAAAAGCTGAAGTATGATCCTCTTGGATGGGACTCACTAGGCCGTACACTGGAACGTGATATGAAAACGCACGGTGTGATGTTCTCTTACTCTCCTAAGTTAAAGTTTATTAAAGATGGTAGAGATTTCATTGCCTCGCGATATGAGACACTTGGCATTGAAGCCAACATTACATTAATCATCTACAGAAAAAATGAAGTCACCAGGTATTGGGATGTGTATTATACCGGCAGATTAAATTTAACTAAGTTAAAAGTTACGCCAACTACAGCAGAATGCAATGTCGATCAGACTGGCTTTACTCAGCTTTTCAAAAATAGCCAGGACATAAAGCAAAACATTTCAGAGAATGGCACTTTAGATATACCACTTCACTCCAGAACAATAAAGCGAGTAAGCAACTCACTTATCAATGAAAACGGAGTAGGTAATCTTAATGTTGGCACGCACTATGTAAGCTTGCCTATACGCGCTAACAAAGAAAATGATTTAGCTGAGTTGTTTGAATACGATCCCGGATTCTCAGCTTTAGACCCGGTAGCATTTGCCAAGTACAACTACCTTTTAAAAGAAGGAGGCCAGTACACCTTTAACTTTACTATTCAATACACTTTCACCTCTTCCTTAGATAGAATCTGGAATGTTAAGTGGTACATAACTACAGGTAAAACAGGAGGCTACACAACTACTCAAATAGGCACTACTCAAACTGTTAGTGGTGGCTCAATTTTAAATGGCGCGCAGAGCGGAGTTGTTAATAGAACCTTACAGCCCGAAGATGAAATTTACATTTATGGCGTATTGGAAGTTACTTCTATCATTGGCTCTGGCTCAAACACTGTAAACTTCTTAACGCTTTTCAATCCATTTCTTGAACCTGTGGTTGATGGAATGTTAACAGCTATCAACATTACTGGCCTAACAACTTTTCCTGCCAGCTTTGCAAAGGGTGTATTGTTATATGAAGCTTTCGAAAGAGTCGTAACTAAAAACTTATCTGTACCAACCAACAGGTTTAGAAGTAACTACTTTGGAAGAACCGATAGAGGCTACGCACAAGATGGTGAAGGTGCGATAAGATCTATTCATTCAGGTAAGTCTATCCGTGGATTTAATATAACAGATAACCCGGTTTACATCAACTTTAAAGACCTTCTAGAATCATTTCAGGCTATTGACGGAATAGGCGTGGGTATTCAGTACATCAATGGTATTGAAACTGTTGTTGTTGAGAAATTGGATTACTTCTACAACCCTACTAAGATTTGCACCATTGACTTTGTGCGTGATATAGAAAAAGAAGTTGCTGATGAATTATACTACAACGAACTAATCTTTAAGTATCCGGAATGGAACAATGAGTTTGTAAACAACCTGGACGAGTTTAATTCTACGCGAGAGTTTGTATTACCTATTACGCAAGTAAAGCGCAGGTTACAAATGATGAGTGCAATTATTGCATCCGGTTACACTATTGAGTTTGTAAGAAGAAAGCCTGTAACACTTGGTTCTACGACTGATGAAGATAGAGATAACTTCAATTTTGTTGTGCAGCTTATTCGCGAAGGCGCAGATTACGAACCTGAAAAAAACGCTGGTATAACCATTAGTAATGTAATTGATCCGGCCACTGTTTATAACGCTAGGCTAAGCCCTATGCGCTGTATACTGCGTAATGGGCAGATGATCCGATCAGGACTTTTTAAGCGCGATTCAGCAAACATCAACCTCGCTTTTGGTGAAGGAAACACTCGCTTACAAACAACTTTAACAGGAGGCACTTTGGTAAATGAGACTACAGTGCCAGTAGCTTCACTTGGTAAGCCTTTATGGATACCGGAGTTCTACAGTTTTAAAGCACCTTTTAAGCAAGAGTACCAGCAAGCTTTAGAGGATAATCCTTATGGATATATAGAGTTTTCTGCCGATGGTAAGACAAGAAAGAAAGGCTATGTAGTGAAGATAGATCCTGAAGCAGACAGCGAGCTTACATCATTTAAACTTTTAAAAGCAAACTTGTAATGGCCAACCAAACTATAATATATCTTAATCAATCGATCGGTAGAGATGTACAGATAGTCTATAATGATCAGACAGGACAGATTGTTAGCCACACAGTTTTGTTGACATCATCAGCTATACCAAGTACAGGTATACTAGCAGAGATAAGACCTTTCCCTACTGTTGTAATAGGATTTCTAATTGCGCAAAACATAGCTCCATACGCATCATTTGTAAGTGTAAGCAGTGGATGTGGTAGCTTAAATGTTACAGCCAATACATCTAATGCAACTTTTGAAAATACATCGGATGGTTCTGTAGTAATTAATGTTACAGGATTTGATCCTATTTGGCAGATAATAGATTTTACGATTGATGGTATTACCTACCAGAACTCTAACAGCTTTGCCAACTTGGCACCTGGTCAGTATGAAGTTTTAGTACGAGTAAATGATTGGACCGTTTTTGGTTATGTACCTTCATGTTCAGAGCTAATTCAGTTTACCATTGGTTTTGATAGCATTACTTGCGATTTAGCTATTGGCGCAGTAACTACAGTTCCTGCCAATGGATCTAACGGGCAAATTAATGTACTTAACCTTATCAACGTTCGAGCTCCTGTTGAGTACAGATTAGGCGCAGGAGCATGGCAAAATAGTCCAACATTTACAGGTTTAACAGCTAACACATATAACCTTCAGGTGCGATACAAAGATTATACATCCTGTATCGTTAGTAGAAATGTAATTGTGGGCAATTCGGTTTCTTGCGACCTTGCTATTGTTACTGTTAATCTTGTACATGAGCAATCAAGCTTTGGTGACAACGGATCAATAAACATTCTGGCAACAAGCTCTAACGCGCCAATAAGCTATTCTATCGATAACGGCAGTACCTATCAGTCTAGTCCTATATTTACAAATTTAGAACCTGGTCAATACATAGTTAAAGTAATCGATAACATTGGATGTGAAGAAACACGCATTGTGAATGTATTAAGATACAAGAAAAGATTTGTCGAATTCCCAATTGTAAATGGGTTACGTTTTGTTGTTGAAAACAACGACTTACAGAATTTTGATAATGTGTTGTTCGCTCAGCAGCAATATCCGGGCGTAATGCAATGCGATTACAATCAATCTTTAGAACTAAATGATACAAGTGTTATTCAGTTTAGAAGCTCTTATGTAAATAATCAAGTCAGAGTTTACAATAAAGCAAACGACAACCTTGTTGGCACCATACTACCATTTAAAAGACTGAGTTATATCGATAAGTCTGATACACGTTCAGCATTCTTTGCTAACCTTGGTAGTGGTCAGATACAGGTATTCTTTAACAATGGTTTACCGTTGATTTATCAGATTGGTCAGACTGTAACGATAGCGAACCAAGCATCCTTAAATGGCACTTACGAAATTCAGGATATCAGACAAGGATTTGCAGCTGCAGCAGGTTATGAAGTATTGATTTTAAACAAAGTGTGGACAAGCCCATCATCAATTTTATCAGGAGATTTGACAACTGTTTTTAATCTTGAAGAATTTGACGTTTATGAGTTTACAGTCAATTGGTCTGTTTATGGTGTTGGCGAATACTACATTGAAGTAGTTGGTACCGATGCTCAATTTGCAGATTACAAAGCAGTATCAGAGCCTATTAGCATTAAAGCTTCACACGATGATCATGTACTAATAGAATACAAGAATTATGATAGCGCATTTAAGATAGATTACACTACAGGCATTGTTCACAAGATAAGAGTAACTGGTGAGTTAAAGTGGCCATTACCAGGAGGAGAAAACACGACCTACAGAGATTCAAATGCCAGGCTAATAAAGGTAGAGGAAATTGTCACCAGAAACCCGCAGCTTTTTGTGTATGATTTACCTCCATATCTACTTGAAAAGATAAGATTAGCCATGGCTCATGATTGGTTTAGAATTAATGGAGTTGAGTATCAATCAGAAGAAGGATTTGAGCCTGAATATTTCCAAAACGATGGACTTGGCAACGGAAAAGCTAAGATACAGCAAGTAGAATTTATGAGTGAAAATAGTCATGACTCCGGTCAGGCAGATATAGATGTTTTAGGAACAAACGAATCATTATTAGGTGTGCCATGAGCTTTACAGTAATATACCCCAACACACTGGACCTTAAACCAGGAGCAGAAGCAAACGATGAGTTCTTAGTGTACTCACCAGTGTTAAATAAGATTGTACGAATAAAGATTGCCACTTTATTAAGCGGTAAATCTGTGCCTGTATGGGACCCTGAAGAACCATATACAATCGACTTTATTGTTGAGTGGAATCTTAAATTTTGGAAATCTTTACAGAACGCAAACACTGGGAACATACCTAATGAGAATGCCTTTTGGACAGAGGTAAGCCCTGAAACAGTTGTGGCAACAGAAGTTGATTCTTTGCGCAAAACACTGAGTAAAACTGCACACGGGTTTGTGGCAAAAGATGTTATCACAATTGATAACAGTGGTGCTTATGTAAAGGTATCAAACACCTCCACCCAGAAGCCTATTGGAATTGTTAGAACGGTTATAGATGCAAACACCTTCGAGCTTGTTCTCGCTGGATACATCGATAACTTGAGTGGACTTACACCAGGAGCATTGTACCATGTTAACAATTCAGGTACCATAGTTACGACAGTAAGCCCTTTACCTGTGCTTCTTGCTATTAGTGCAACGGCTGGGTTTATTCTCAGTTCAGCTGGAGGTTCAAACATCCCTACTGATGGCTTTGCAGTGGCGTCTGGCACTAATACTTATACAGCCACAGTGACACCTACTCCAGCTGCTTATGTTGCCGGACTAAGAGTAACGATTCAGTTTACAAATGCCAGTACTATAACTAACCCAACACTCAACTTAAATGGATTAGGAGCGAGAACTATAGTAAAGAGAACTAATACAGCACTTGTAAGTGGAGATATTGCTGCAGGTCAGATTTATAATCTTGTTTTCGATGGAACAAACTTTAGATTATTAGGTATAGCTAACTCCGCAATTCTAAATGACCTTGCCATAACTAATCAGATTGAAAGCGGTAAGAACGTAGGAGTATATATTCGGTCAAGCGATGGGCAGCTGACAAAGATTCCTTGGATAGAATATGACCTTATTAATAGAAAGTTAGTAATTAAAGGAATTAACAACTTAGGATCAACATCATCATTAGACATTGAAAATTCTGATGGTGAAAAGTTTGAGTTTTTAAATAATAAAAGGTTCAGTATTCCAGGCACACAATTTATTATCAGGGTTAAGGATGCCGTGCCTTCAGGCAATTCAAGGATGCAGTTAAATGATAATCAAGCGATGGGCTTTATTATCGAAGACAAGTCGGGCAAAGAGTACGCTTCTTTTAGAACAACTGACGGTGATGAAAGATTTAATTTGCGAGTTATTCAGAGATTAGACGTACAGGGCAACAATCTTATACCATACGATACTACTCAACCGGCTCAGGTAACGGCTAACGCTGCTAACGGTAGCACGACTTTAATAACCAGCATACCTATGAACACCGATGAAGAGTATGTTGTAGTAAAGTGTAGATGGTCATGTGTTAGTAACGCAGGAGTTGGAGGTAGAGGTATTGTAGAAGGTTCAGTGATAAGAATAAGTGGTGGAACTGTTCAAGATTTTGGATCACAAACGGTGCTTGATATTAAAAGAACAGCCGGTGACTTTGTGATGAACATTGTTCCTGATAACACTAACAAGCGTATCAACATCAACTTTGTAAACAACACTTCTGGAGGTTTAGCCTTTAGAGTTACTATACATGAATTATCGTTTGTTAGACTTCTAGAACCAATCTAAAATGGGAGCAGAGATATCAGGTTGTGAAATAGAAGCTGCGGATTTACTGGGATCTTTTACAGCTATGCCTAATGAATTTGCTTCATTAGGTATGGATTTGGACTTTCTAAATCTTGCTTCAATAACTTTGGACGGTTCTAATAACATTCAGACAATACTTGATGCTACTTCGCAGGATCGTGACTTTACACAAGCAACAGCATCTTTACGTCCTGCATTTGTTGCAGGTGTTGGTGCTCAGTTTGTGGACGATCATTTGGAGCATTCAGCAAATCTTATTACAGATACCACTGGTACAGTGATGGCTGTGGTTAGATTTGATAGAGCTAATAGTGTTGAAAGGTTTTTATCGCAAGGTAATACAGCAGTAGCGGATGGCGACTCTCTTAATTGCGGCAAAAGAGATTCATCTAATAATAACCGGATTTACAAAGAGCTATTAGCTGCTGGTAACTCTACAATGAGTGGTGATTTATCAATAACGGACACATCAGTTTTTAGGGTTTATACGATACAGAAGACTTCTGTATACATAAACAGCATGCAGCAAGATTTGATCTTATCAGGAACATCGCCATTAGCAAGATGGTTTGATAACTCAATAACTAATGGAGCAAACAGAATGTACATTGGTGGTTTGGTAAGAAGTGCACCAATCTCTTATTCAAGATTTACAATTAAGCGGCTAAGCTATTTCAACACAGAGTTAAACAATCAAGATGTTATCAAGCTAGTTAATGGATTAAGACTTTACTATAATTTTTAAGATATGAGCAAACTAATTGTACAAATTACACCCGATCCTATCACTGGTAATCCAAGAGAGGCGGAAGTTTTTAAACTAGAGTTTAATGCCGATTGGGAGATAGATATCTACATTGATATTTATGAGAAAAACAATCAAGGGCAGAGGCTTTTTGATATTGCAAAAACACTACCCGGTCAACAAGGTGAGGCTGCACAAATCAAAACATTCCCAATCCGGAGAAGATACACTACCATTGGTAGTAAAGTGAATGCACAAGGTCAGGTAGATGAACAAGGCGAAATCAACGAAATTGATTTTCTCAACACAATCAGCTTTGAACAATTTAAAACTATGCTATCTAAAACTGACCAAGATAGTGTACTTACATCTATCAAGCATTTTGTTGGTGCTAAGGTTCAGGAGATTTCTCAACGTGGCCAGAACTAATGCAAGTAATTCATCCACATAAAAAACTTATAACATCTTCTTTT